GTAAATCGCGCGGCCGAAATCAATGATTTTGAAAATACGGCCGTATGTGGGGACTTTATAATACTGGCCTTCGTAGAAATAATACAAAAACTCCTCGGTGGTCTCGATAAACATCACATTGTTGGTATGAAGGTCATTATGTGTAAACGCGAACATTTTCTGGTAGATGATAAGCGTCATTATCACCTGGAATAAAATGGATTGCCATTCTTCTTTCGTGAGTTCATCTGTCATCATAATATGGTCCAGTGTATTCACGCATTTTTCAAGAAGAATCGCTTGGATTGGGAAGTCTTTTATTTTCACGATGATTTGTTCGTCACTGCTGTCATAACTTCCGCTGTCACTTCCACTGTCGTCGCTTCTGTTGCCGTCACTTCCACTGTCGTCACTTCCGTTGTCGTCACTTCCGCTGCCGTCGCTTCCGCTGCTGTCGCTTCCGTGGTCGTCACTTCCGCCTTCCTGGTGCGGGTCTTGGTCGTGGACCTGGTCGTGGACCTGGTCGTGGACCTGGTCGTCGTCATCGCTAATCGTTGTATAGGATGAATTGGACTGCGACGTATCACTATCACTTCCGTCACTAAAATCTCGGGTTTGTTTCTTTGTAGTTACCCCCTCCGTGAGTGAGATTTCATTTTCAAGTTCCGAGAGATTGAATTCAACTACCTCCATTGGCGTATCCATTGGAATACATTCAGCAACGGCAGGGGTGACATCACACGGTTCAATCGTGCTTACGTCAGGAAGAGTTTCAGTGGTAGAGTCAAAAATATGAATACGATTCTTACTATCGCTATATTTTTCGTCTGGTTTGAAATAACTATTCTCTCCAGTGGGTCCAATCATTTGTTTCATTTTTTGTCGGATTTTCATCATTTTATTCATATTGATATCGGAAGAAAGGTCGTCGTCATCGCCAAATTGTGAATAGTCTATTGTAAAGAGGTCGTTTTCGTAATTATTGAAAAAGGAACAGCCTACCAAGTAGTCAATGTCATCAAATACATTGGTCGAAAATTCGCGTTGTTTACACAAATAACTTCCATAATAATCCACACCGTGGACGATGCCGTGCGTATGAAGTGCTTGGCTCGTCAAAAAAGAGAAAAATCCGTCTACATAGGAAGAATTATTCGTATTCAACATTTTATCTTCACACGTCTCCTGCGTGGAGTTGTATTTAGGAAGGGTTCGCGTTTTATCCTGCTGCGCAGCATATTTCCCTGACAAATATCGGATAGGGTCCAGTAAGGGAGAATACTTCACAAATATCGGAATATTGTTTGTATTTCCATTATCGTCGGCAATAATGGTTTCTAAATGATTCAATGACCTTGCGCGGTCGTGGTCGTGGTCGTGGTCGTGGTCGGTGGTCGTGGTCTCTGCGTCGCCCATTATTCGCCCTGGATGAGCGATAATATTCTGTAAATAATACTTTTGATTCAACTGAATCCCGTTGTAGTTCATTTCATTCATATCAAAAAACCGCGAATAAATCGGAATATAGTTCTGGATATTATACAGCAATGCGGGTTCAATGCTTTCAGGAGTATACTTATGTTTTCGATAATGAAGTTGAAATCGCGGACACTCCACCGATGGATGATTCGTTGACATTGTTTGGGTGATTTCCTAAATGTGATATGATTGTTGAATAGAAGTTTTATATTTATTTTAAACGGGAATCGAATCGAATCGAATCGAATCGAATCGATTCGTGTAAACATTCATATTATAATATCTCCCATTTTTATCACAAGCATTATGAATTTAGAACTCGCGAAGTTTGATATGAAGGCCATCAGTTTTCGCCCTGATGAAAACAAAGGCCCAGTTATCGTTCTCATCGGGCGCCGTGATACCGGTAAAAGTTTCCTTGTCCAGGACTTGATGTTTCACCACCAGGATATCCCCATCGGCACCGTCATCTCAGGCACAGAGGCCGGCAACGGTTTCTTCGCAGCACACGTGCCAAAATTATTCATTCACGACGCTTATAATACGGCCATCATTGAGAACATTCTTAAGCGCCAGAAGGCGGTTTTAAAGCAAGTGAAAAAGGAAATGGATACATACAAGAAGTCATCCATTGACCCAAGGACGTTCGTTGTATTGGATGATTGTCTGTATGATAACAAATGGACGAAGGATGTGATGATGCGCCTCCTCTTTATGAACGGGCGTCATTGGAAGATAATGTTAGTCATCACAATGCAATATCCCCTTGGTATCCCTCCAAATCTCCGCACGAATATCGACTACGTTTTTATCCTCCGTGAACCATATATTGCGAATCGTAAGCGAATCTACGACAATTATGCGGGTATGTTCCCCACTTTTGAGAGCTTTTGTCAGGTGATGGACCAGTGTACCGAAAATTACGAGTGTCTCGTCATCAATAACAACGCGAAATCCAACAAATTACAAGACCAAATCTTCTGGTATAAGGCACAGCAGCACGGGCCATTCAAGCTCGGCAGTAAGGAATTCTGGGAAATATCCAAGAATCTCGGTTCTGACGACGAAGGAGAGCAGTCTTATGACCCTAGTGCCGCGAAAAGTGGCAAGGGACCGAAGATAAATGTGAAGAAGAGTAAGTGGTGAGGGAAAGCGCTCACGAATTGGTGAGAGTGGTTCTCCAAAATGAGAAGCGGTTTGCCGAAATTAGCATTCAATGGAAACCGCTTTGGGATAGACCAAAGCGGTTTTCCGAAATTAGTATTTTAACCTTATTTTTCGCTTTTTTAATTAAAAGCGACAACTAGTTAACCATTGCTTTAATAAATAGCGTTTTTTTATATGAAAGCAAACATCGCCGAACCCACCGCTTTCATAAATCCCGCTTTTCATTTATAAAAGCAACATCAACCTCCTATTTATCCTATTCAACACATCCGACAAGTCAAACCCATGCTCATTCGGATTGTATCGAATCATTGCGTAACCTTGATTCTTGATGAACTCTTCTCTCGCTACTTCGTCCACCGCAGACCTGTCGTGATGCCCGTATTCGTCGCATTCCACCACAATCAAATCGTCTGTAAAGCACAAGTCGGCGAAATACGGCCCAATTTTAAACTGCCGAGTCATCGCGCGTAAGCCACTATACGCATTTTCAATAAACCCGATGGTCTGCGCTTCAATACACATCGGGAATTTGACACACTTCACATTTTCAGAAACGTCTACAATATACTTACTTCTTAACTTGAATGAGTTTTTCAGCAGTTCAAATGCTTCTTCCGTAAGCATATATACGATACGGTTATGACCTCCGTGTTTTCTCGTATCGCCAACACCAGTAACTCGTGACTTTATATAATGGATATTCTCTCGGTAGTTCTTCTCCAAATGTAATGTTAAATGGACCTTTTGTGACTTGAAATGACACACCAACTCCTCCAAATCGCGCGTGAACTCGGGCATAATGTAAAGAGTGTGTATTACATACTACAGTTCAGATAGACAATTGTTCAATTTTATGAAAAAAGTGTTTTCATAAAAAGCGTTTTCATAAAAAGTGCTTTACAATCATAAAGCGAAAACAACTTAAAGACATCCGTATATACATAGTATAACATACGCTCATAACGATGTCCACCGCTTCTTCTACCTCTGCTGCTACACTCAACATCGTTGAACTGATTGAAAAAAATCCGATTACAAAGTTGTCACAAACATACAACAATTTTCTCCTTGAAAAAATCCAAGAAAACTTCAGCACATTCGAGCAACAATTATTCGTTAGTAGTTTCTACTGTTACCTGAATTATGATAAGAATACTGACTTTATTGTTGACTTGGATAATGTATGGAAATGGTTGGGATTCACACAGAAGATAACCGCAAGAATGATGATTGAATCCAACTTCAAACTCAACGTAGATTATACTGTGTCAATTCCTGAATTTAAAAAATCAGAACAAAAAGAACAACAATCTGGTGGTAGTGATGAAGAACAACCATCTGAATCAACCGTTCCAGCTAAACCAAAGAATGGTGGGCAAAATAAGCAAACCATCAAACTCACCATCCGATGCTTCAAACTGCTCTGCATGAAAGCACAAACCAAGAAAGCAGGTGAAATCCATGACTATTATTTGCGCCTGGAAGAAATTATTCTTATGACCGTCGACGAACAAACAAATCAGCTCCGCGCACAACTCGAACAATCTAGCGCCCAACTCGAACAAACAAACGCACAACTCAACCAAGCCACCATCACCCTCACCCAAGAAAAGAAACGCGCAATTGAAAAAACCCTCATCAGCCAGTTCCCAGTTAACACGGAATGTATTTATTTCGGCACCATCGACAACACCAACGCCGACAACGAGAAACTCATCAAGTTCGGCCACACCAACAACCTCGCCACTCGCGTCACCGACCATCATAAGAAATACACGAACTTCATCCTCGCCGCAGCATTTAGAGTCCATAACAAAGTCGAAATTGAGAACTACATCAAAGACCATCCAAAAATCAAGCGCCAACTTCGCACCATTGAAGTCGCCGGTAAAAACAAAACTGAAATCATCGCATATGACAGCACAAATTTCACAATTGACCGCTTGACAAAACATATTGAGGGCATCATCCAATCCAGAATGTATAATGTGGAAAATTTTAACCGTCTCCTTCAACGCAATCAAGAATTGGAGGCCGAGAACGCGAAACTCGTCAGTGACCTCGAACAAAAGAACAAGGCCATCCACGACCTCACCCTAGCAAACAATGAACTCAAAGAGAAGACCGCACAACAGTCGCAAGCGCTTCAAGTCGTCGCGACCGAAAATGAATCCCCATTCAATCAACACATTCTTCTCCCCGATAATGAACTCACACAAAAGTTCGACGAATTCGTCGCAACATGCTGTATCGTGCGCCCTGATGTGGAAGAGGAATCCGTAAACCTTGAAGGACGATTCCGTCTTTGGTCGCACACGAAACCCGCAAAAGAAACCTTCCACGCGTTGAAACATTATATGGACGTGAAATTCAAACCCAAGCGCATCGACCGTATTCACGGCTATCAAGGTATCAAGTTGAAGACGGTGGATTACAAGAAGGTCATCGCAACTGAGGCCGAAAACCCAGCACAATTTAGCGTTGAAACCTTTATTTTCCAGTGCTGCCAATTCTCTGACCGTGGTAAAATCCTGAATTCTACACTTCTGAAAGAGTATCAGCAATGGAAAATCTCTGTGGGACAGACACCCGGCGAAACCGATTTGAAGAATTTGAAGACCTACCTCAATGCGTGCCCGAACGCACTCAAAGCGACGATTTGGTTTGAAACAACGGCAAATGAAGGCTATTACGGACTGGGTTTACGTCAAAGTTATAGTGAATTGAAACAGGCTGTCATCCAAGAACAAGGCGCAAACCCCATCATCGGCGTCCAACTTTCAACCACCGGGAAGAAGGTTGAGAAACGCCTAGTCAATTCAAATCAAGTCCTCAAAACGTGGAATACCATCGCGAAAGCCGCCACGGATGAAGGGTTCTCCACCGCCAAAATGAGTCGCAGTGTCAAAGACAAAACAGTCTTCAAGGATTATTATTACTGTGTCGCAGAGTCCGTCTA